TGGCGTGAAGGGGGTTTACAGAAGGCTCGATAAACAAGGCCGGGTCCGCTTTCGTGCAAAGATTTGGAAAGGTCGGCGCTGCATCGCTAGCGCAGAGCGCCGCACCCTAGAGGAGGCCGTGGCATGGCGGGTCGCCAAGGTTCATGACCTGCACGGCGAATTTGCGCGGACTGCCTGATGAACTACCCCCCTGATGAAGTAGCCGCCGGCATCGAGCAACTCGGGCGCTCGCCTTACGCAAAGTTCTTGCAGCAGGTGCTTTTGGAGGAGGTTTTGGGCATCACCGGACCCGGCCAACAGTCCAGTGCGGTGAATTTCTCCGAGGGTCGCCGTAGTTTCGCCGCCGAACTTATCAAGCGGTTGAAATTCGAGCCTACGCCTCAGAATGACGGACCAGACGCAGCAAAACTCATCCGCGGACCAGAGCGGCGCGAGCGCGCCGACACCGACCGGCGCAGTCTCAGGCGTCGGAGCGCGGACGGAGATCCCGAGTTCTGAGCCGCAAGTTGCGTCGCGCCCGAAATGGGCAAGCGACGACATCTGGGATGGCGAGAAGAACAGCCTGCGCGAGGACGCGCTGACACAGCGCTTGCAGGAGCGCGACACGTTCGCGGCCGAACTCGAGAAGCGCAAAGTTCCCGACGCCTACAAGCCGGAACTCCCCGAAGATGTTTTGACGGCGCTCCCGAAGGACTGGGAGATCAAGGCCGACGATCCGGCTTGGGCGCAGTTCGGCGAGATCGGCAAAGCGGCCGGTCTGACGCAAGAGCAATTCAAGGCGCTCGCCGGTTTCAAGGTCAAGATGGATCTTGCCGCGCAGCAGGCCAACAAAGACGCCATCGCCCGCCATCAAGAGGCGATCCATAGGTCGCTCGGCGAGCGCGGCGCAGAACAGGTCGAAGCCGTCAGAAATTGGATGACAGGCTTTTTCGGCCCCGAGCTCGGCCAGCAATTCCAGCACGCTTTGTTCACCGCCGACATGGTGAAGGGCTTCCAGCGCATCCAGAGCCAACTGACATCGCAGGGCGTGACGAACTTCTCGCAGGTGGGCCGCGAAGCCGCGCCCGACCCGAACAAGATCAACGGCTACGAGAACATGACTTTCGAGCAGCGGATGCACGCCGCTCGTCTCGCGCAACGCGCGACCAACGGCGCAGGCCATGCGTGATCCAGGAGAGCTGACAGATGGCAATTAACGTACAGATCGCCACACCGATCACGCTATTCCAGTATGCGCAGGGTCTGCCGCAGACCTCGATGGCGCGTATTTTCGTCGAGAACATGGTCGCCGAATCCGACGTGATGCGGACGATCCCGTTCCTGCCGGCTCAGAACGGCAAGCGTGCGTTCCTCGACATCGCCGATCTGCCCGCCGTTGGCTTCCGCGGCATCAACGAGGCCGGCAACGAGTCGACCGGGCATTACAACCTGCGCGAGGAAGATACGTTCTTCATTGACGAATATGTCAAATACGACCGCGCTCTTGTCGACCGGCTCGGGCCGGGCGGCGAGGAGAAGCAGGTTCGTCTCAAGAGCATCAGCCTCTCGCAGATGTTCACGCAGAAACTCGTCAAGGGCGACACCACGTCGAACCCGCGTGAGCCGACCGGCCTGCAGGCGCGTTGCACCGTTCCCGGCATCAACCTGTTCCACAACTCGACTGCTTCCGGCGGCGCGGCTTTGAGCCTCGGCAACCTTGATGCGCTCTATTGGAGCGTCAACAAGCCGACGCACTGGATCGTGCCGCGCGGCCTGATGCCGTTTTTTGACATCGCGGCGCGCTCGAACTCGCTGACCAACCAAACGCTGTCCTTCGACACCGACGACTTCGGCCGGCGCATCACGAAATATAAGGGTCTGCCGATCCTGTTCGGCTACGAGCCCGACGATTCCCCGGACATGCTGCCCTTCACCGAAGTCGCCAGTGGCGGCGGTGGCGCGGTCACATCGTCGATCTATCTTGCGTCGTTCCGCGACGGCGGCCTTTACGCCATCGAGCAAACGCCGCTTGCGATCGAAGATGAGGGCCGCATCGTCGGTCAACCGTTCTTCTCGACGCACATCAAATGGGATTGGGGCTTTGCCCGCGAGCATCCCCGCTCCGTCGCACGCCTCGACTCGATCACCGCCGCCAGCCTGGTCGCGTAATCGACCGGATAGGAGAACGGACACATGGCACTAACTGCAAACTCGGTCCCGAGCGTCCCCGGCGGTTCCGCTTATCCGTATGACGCGTCACTTGCACTCTGCGCCTCGGCGACGCTGACTGCGACGGGCTATCTCGGCTCGCCGACGCAGCTCGATCTCGGTCTCGGCCGACAGGGCGGCGTCATGGTAAATGACCTTTCGGGCCTCTACACCACGACCGGCGATGAGTATTATCGCATCTTCCTGCTTGGTTCGAACGATAACGCCTTTGGCAACGGCAACGTCGAATTGCTGGGGATGGCGGAGTATCGCACCGCCTCATCTAACGGCGTGATCGCCACCATCCTCGGGGCTTCCCCGACCGTGCCGGCAGCGGGCCGCGTTGGCGGGTTCTTGGAAATTCCATTCTCCACGCAACGCTTCGGCATCAATTATCGCTATATCCGCGGCTACCTCGTCACGGGCGGCACGACCCCGAGCATCACCCTGACATCGTGGCTCACGCTCGATTATAAGGGCGGTGGCTGGGTCTAAGGGCTGGCATAGCCCCAAACGGAGAACGTAAATGGTCGACAATCCCCGCCCGGCTCACGAGCGCCTTTCGGCTTTCGTCAAGCTCTACTTCAAGGGAAGCCCGGAACAGAAAGACGCGGACGGCAACGTCACGTCGCCCGAGCAGCCGGCGGAAGTCGTCGAAATGCTCCCGGTCGACGCCAAAGAGGCGATCGCTCGCGATCCCGACCTCTGGACGTATGACATCCCGGAAGAGGACGGCGACGATCCCGGCGCCGAGTCGCGCCAGAGCGCGCACGGCAACACGCCGGAAGAGATCTACGCGAACGACGCGGCGACCTCGATGCGCAAGGACGGGTATGCTGCGGAGCCGGCAGGTTCGCGCGCTGGCCGCCGCCCCGGCGCTTATTCCCCGTCGCGTTTTCCGCGCCGCTCGCCAACCACGATTGTCGACCCCGCGAAGGACAGCACGACTGGCACGGGCAAGGGCAACGACCCGAAGTCGGGTGATACGAATATCGCCGCCAATCGCCGGCGTTCTTCCAGCGACACCGCCGACGCCGATCTCTCTTGATCCTTGTGGTGCGGTGCGCCTCACGGGGCGCGCCGCATAAGTTCGGCGCGTGACCGAACAAAGCGACCTTACAGCCGCCATAGCAACGGCGCTCACGCAGCGCCCGATCGACGCGACCCATCTTACATCGCTGTTCAATGCCTGGGCGTCGATCATCGCCAACACGGACGCTGCGCAGGACACGACCATTGCGGGGCTGTCAGGCGGCGGGGGCGGGCTAACGCCTGCGGGGTCAGATGGCAACATCCAGATCAAATCTGGAACCTCTCTTGCCGCAGTATCCGATTCCGGCGCTTCAACATCTACCTTCCTGCGAGGCGATAAGACATGGGTGACGCCTCCCAGCGGCGGCGGCTCGACCTCTCCTGGCGGCTCGAACGGCCAAATCCAGATCAACAATTCTGGGGCTTTCGGCGGCATAGCAAACACCGGAGCAAGCAGCTCCACCTATTTGCGTGGCGACATGACCTGGGCCACGCCTTCGGGCGGCGGCGGTGGGACCGTCACGGGCCTTGCGGTGGCAAACAACATCGCTGTCCTTCGCGCTCTTACCGGCCTCACAAACGGTGCGGCGATCCTCTGCTTGGGTTATTGGAACGTAGGTGACGGCGGCGGCGGTATCTTCCGCATGGACACGTCCGACACGACCACGGCAGAGGATTATGCTTTCAATCTCATCGGCGGCACGACCGGACGGCTAAAGCGGGTTGTGACCTCCCCTGCGGTTGACGTTCGCTGGTTTGGGGCGGTGTGGAACGACGCCAGCCATACGCTTTCCAGTATGGGGTTTGCTACTTTGGCTGCTGCTCGGGCTCAATATCCCGAAGCAATGGCGCTAACGGATGAAATCGACGGCGTTGCTCTACAGCGGGCGATAAACTGGGTTCTGTTCAATCCGAACAGCAAATGGACCGCTGCGGCCTCC